GTGGAACTCAAGGTTCAAGTAACTAAGAGTTCTTTATAATAATTCTTGGAAATAGAGAAAAGAAATGGCAAATGTAGACAAAGCCTTTGGCTTATCCCCTTATAAGGGACTCAATGCTGGTTCCTCTGTTCAGATAGTTAATAAATATAATATTGACCCTAGTGGATATGGTACTTCCGTATTCCAAGGCGATCTTTGTATATTTGCAGGTGGTTACATCAATAGATCAGCAGCTAGTTCTGCTAATAACGTTGGTGTTTTATCGCATGTATATTATGTTGCTACTGACGGAACTCCCACCTTTAAGAATTACTATCCAGCATCTACAACGGCACTTGGTAGCGGAGCTATAGAAGCTTTCGTCTATGACGACCCTAACCAAATGTTTGTTGTTCAAGCGGATGGTGCTTCAGCCGTAACATGTATAGGCAGAAATGCAGATACTGACGGTATTGGTGGTAGTACAACAACTGGTGTTGCTACTCGCGAACTCGACTCTAGCACAATAGCAACTACACAAGGTCTTCAGCTGAAGATTGTGGGCGTAGTCCAAGATGACACTAACGGTGACCTTACAGCGGATAATGCGAACTTAGTCGTTCTGATTAATGAGCACGCTTATAGAGGTCCGGTAGCTGGTACATAAGGAGTAACTTAAATGGCAATTAGTAGAGCACAATTAGTCAAAGAATTACTTCCAGGCTTGAACGCATTGTTCGGACTTGAGTACGACAGATATGACAACGAACATGAAGAAATTTATGACGTTGAAAGTTCTGATCGTGCCTTCGAGGAAGAAGTAATGCTTACAGGTTTTGACCAAGCACCAGTTAAGTCAGAAGGAGCAGGCGTAGCGTTTGACCAAGCTCAAGAAGCTTTCACGTCACGTTACACCCACGAAACCATAGCCTTAGCATTCAGCATCACTGAAGAAGCGGTCGAAGATAACCTATACGACAGATTGTCGGCTAGGTATACAAGAGCGCTTGCAAGAAGTATGTCGAATACGAAGCAAGTAAAAGCTGCTGCGGTATTAAATAATGCGTTCAATTCAAGTTACCCAGGCGGTGACACGAAAGAACTTTGCGCGACAGATCACCCAACTGTGGGTGGTCCTAATCTGCGTAACGAACTTTCAACTGCTGCCGACTTGAGTGAAACTTCACTTGAACAAGCATTAATTGATATTGCTGGCTTTACCGATGAGCGTGGTTTGAAAGTGGCTCTTCAAGGAACTAAGTTAATTATTCCTAAAGAGTTGCAATTCGTAGCTGATAGATTGTTGGAATCTCCAGGCAGAGTAGGAACGTCTGATAACGACATAAACGCTGTAAGAAACATGGGCATGGTCCCAGAAGGTTACAGTGTTAATCATTATCTAACTGATACTGACGCTTGGTTCATTAAGACTGATTGCCCGAACGGCTTTAAAATGTTTAACCGTTCACCAATCAGAACTTCAATGGAAGCTGATTTTGACACTGGTAATGTTAGGTACAAGGCTAGAGAAAGATACTCGTTCGGTTGGTCTGACCCCCGTGCAGTATTTGGTAGCCCTGGAGCGTAATAAGCGACTAGATTAAAGGAACCTCGCCGGGGGTTTCTAACTCAACCCGGCACTTTATTTCTATACACTTCATTTATTTTTCTGATATACTCAAACTGTTCCGAGATAATTTGTTGTATCAACTGACTCGGCAGACAACTCCAAGATGATGCAACAGTTTTAGTTAGGAGAATAAAATGGCTAAATCAACATTTTCAGGACCAGTCAGATCATTGGCTGGATTTATATCAGCGGGCAGCACATCATTTGTCAGCTTAACAGCAGATACTTCACTTACAGTAGCCTCACACGCAGGTAAAGTTCTTACTTGTAACGATGCAGACGGTAAATTTACTTTACCTTCAATCGTAGCGACTACTCCTAGTGACTCTACTGATCCAAACCAAACCAATAACATAGGTGCAAGTTTCTTCTTTGTAGTAGAAACAGCAGCTACTGATATGGACATTAAGACGGATGGAACAGACAAGTTTGTAGGTGGTCTTTACACTGGCGTAACTGACGCTACAGGTAAAACATTTATATCTGGTGCCTCTAATGATGTAATCACTATGAATGGTTCAACTAAAGGTGGACTAGCTGGCAGTATCGTAAAAGTAACTGCAATGGCTTCTGCGAAATACGCAGTTGAAGGAATCATTTTAGGTTCAGGAACTTTAGTAACACCATTTGCTGACGCATAATAGGAGACTAACATGGGATCAGACGTAAAAGCATCCGTCCCTTTAACAAGTTCAGGTCAGTTACAAGGGTATATAGGCTCTTCTGGAGCAGGAACGGCCACAAATTTAGGTTCGCTAAGAATCCAGTCTATACAGGCTCAATCTAGTGCTGCCGACGCAACTATCATCATTTATGATGGTACGAGTGCTAGTAGCACAAGAATAATAGCCCAGTTTAAATTTGGTTCAGCAGCGAACGAAGCTTTCGATCACTACATACCAAACATGGGGTGTTATTTTAAAGAAGGTGCTTATGTGGCTTTAACTAATTGTGACTTTTTTGTTGCATATTATAATTAGGAGATACAATGCCAGGATTAACAAATAGAAGACGAGCTATCCAAAGTGGCCAAGATTGGAGCAAAAGCACCAAAGGTTACATGGGTGGTGGTGAAGTTTTAGGTTACGAAGACGGCGGTAAGGTTAAGAAAAAATCTAAAAAAATGTATGGCGGCTAGAAATGGCTACTTCAGAAACCACTTCATTTGATCTTAGTGTAGACGAACTTATTGAGGAAGCATACGAACGATGCGGTCTTGAACTTCGTACTGGGTACGATTTAGAGACTGCACGTCGTTCGTTAAATTTACTTATTGCTGAATGGTCGAATAGAGGTCTTAATCAATGGTTAATTACTAAAAGTAATTTTACAGTTACAGAAGGAACTAATTATTATGATCTTGGAACCGATATAGTTGATATTACTTCTGCGGTTATCCAACGTGATAGCACAGACTATCAATTACAAAGAATAAGTAGATCTGATTATCTTTATACACCAGATAAAACTACTAAAAGTAGACCTACACAATTTTTTTTAGAAAGGCACATAACCCCCAGAGTGTATGTTTATCCTACTCCTGAAAATTCAACTGATGTAATTTCTTATTACGCATTGACTAGAATGCAAGATGCAGGAGACTATACTAATAACATGGAGACTGTGTTTAGGTTTTTACCTTGCATGACAGCAGGTCTAGCTTATTATTTAGCTATGAAAAGAGCTCCAGATAGAATACAGTTATTGAAGCAAGTGTATGATGAGGAATTTGATAGAGCAGCTTTTGAAGATATTGATTCAGTAAGTTCAAAATTCTTACCTCCTAGACAAATACTTTAAGGAAGGTTTAAATGGCCTTTGCAGCAGGAAAATATACATGGGGAATATGCGATACTTGTGGTCAACGGTATCGACTTAAACAACTACAAGAACAATGGGACGGCTATAAAGCTTGTCCTGAATGTTTTGATATTAAACAGCCCCAGTTAGATCCACCACCAATTGGAGCAGATCCTGAAGCTATATTAAATCCAAGACCAGATCGTACAGAACCTTCTGCTATAGCACTATTAACAAATAATCCTTTTTTGACTACACAAGGAAGTGCAGTCATTAAAGTGTTTCAAGATGACCATGGAAAATCAACGGGGGATAAAGTACGTTTTAGAGGAACAGAAAATTTTGATGGATTTACAACAGCAACTTTGGAAGATCCTGATGGGTACTCAATAACTAAAGTTGATGACGATACCTATACTTTTACGGCTACTTCAGGGACAGGAACAACAGGAATAAGGGGTGGAGGACCTTTAGCTTCTGTAGGACCAGCAAATACTTTATTACCATTGAATCCATTTCGGAGTGGAGATGCAGGTGCGAACAGTATAATTTCTGTAACTGAGTTTAAACATAACAGAACTACTGGTGATACAGTTAGATTTAGATCTACGGAAGCGTTTGATGGAATAACAACTACTGTACTTGAGAGCGCAAGTGGATATACAATAACAGTAGTAGATGATAATGAATATAAATTTACATCTAGTGGAACCGCCACAACAGGAGATGTTACAGGTGGTGGTGATACAGTAACAGCAGGACCAGTATAATGGCAGGAACAGGATTTACATACAGTCAATTAAAAACAGCAATACAGAATTACGTTGATAGTTCTGAAACTACTTTTGTTGATACGCTTGCTACTATTATTAAACAAGGTGAAGAAAGAATTTTAAAAGGAGTTTGGTTAGATAATTTTAAAAAGAACGTAACCGGGACAGCTTCTTCGGGAGGAGCTTATTTAGGTATGCCAACTGATTTTTTAGCCCCTTTTAGTTTAGCGGTAATAGTTAACGATACGTATCATTTTCTTAATTTAAAACAAACCAGTTTTATGAGGTCTTACAAACCAGCAACTTCTGGTTCAGTAACAGGAAGGCCAAAGTATTATGGAGAGTTTGACAGTGATACTTTTATTCTTGCTCCTACTCCTGATTCTAATTACACGTTTGAACTACATTATTTTTACAGGCCAGCTTCATTAACAGACGGAGCCGATAGTGGAACAACTTGGCTATCTACGAATGCTCCAACAACATTGCTATACGCCTGCTTAGCGGAATCTTCAATATTCTTAAAAATGGATCCGACAGAAATAGCTACATACGAAAAACGATTTGAAGAAGCTCTTGCCAGACTTAAAAATACTGCGGAAGGAGCTGGAACACACAGTCAATACAGATACGATCAAGTTAGAATACCTACCACTTAATGTTAGACAAGCCTATAGCTGAGTTAGAAGGAAAAAACGTAGCTTTAATAGCTATGGGTCAAAGTCAAATAGACTATCATTTATCACAAGTTCATAGCGTATCATTTGATGAAGTATGGGCTATAAATGCAATGATTGGAGTTCTTCCAAAAATAGACAGAGCTTTTATTTTAGATCCTATGTCTAGATTTTTTGATACAGAAGACGCAGGAAGTATGACTCAAATGATGAGAAAATATTTACCTGAAGTTGATTATCCTATTTATACTTGTGAATTAGATAACAGAGTTCCTTACGCAGAAGAATTTCCATTAGCGCCGTTAATAACTGATTTAGGGTGTTCTTATTTTAATAACACAGTGGCTTATGCAATAGCTTTTGCACTATGGAATAAAGTAAATTGTTTAACAATATTTGGAGTTGATTTTACTTATAAAACAAACATGCACTATGCTGAGTCTGGAAAGGCGTGTTGTGAGTTTTGGCTTGCTAAATGTATGGAGAACAACATAGAAATATCAATAGCTCCTCGTTCAAATTTATTAGAAACTAACGTAGATATAAAAGAAAAACTGTATGGTTATCATCGTTTAGAGGATCCAGTTGTTACGTATGTAAAAGAAGGTACAATACAAACTTGTAGATGGTCAGAAGTGTTTAAAGAAAAAACACTTAATAAACCACAGATGATAGATAGAAATGATTTACCACCAGAACCAAAGGAGTATTAATGTTTTCACTTGATTCAGAAACAAAAGTTGGTAACCTTGGAGTTACTACGACAGATTACAGAGGGCACACTG